TCCAATAGCGAATGAAACAGGACAAGGCACACCAGTACAACAAACATTATCAACACTTAACAACAAGAAAAATGAAGGATTTGAAACTGAAAGCGTTCAAGAAGATGCAGACCCTTTCCCGTTCTAAGATAGCAGAAGAGAGAAAAACGGATAGCCTTAACGACCTTTTCAAAGAGGAGGTGATGATTGATTTATCTTTCGACCTAGCACTTTGCAACATCATGGCTAAAAAGTCAACAGGAGCGAAAAAGAATAATTGGGAAAACATGGCTTTGAGAATAGAAGGATATAAAACCTACATCGATAAAATTCATTCTAAGGCAAAAAGAGAGTATCTGTTAAACGATATTAAGCCTAGCGAGGTAATTACACTACTCGATGAAAATAATCGCTTAAAACGGCTTAATTTAAGTTTAGCGCAACAAAACGATAAATTGAAAACGCAAATTGATAACTATGTGGCAAAATTCGGATTGTAATTGGTTAAGTGGTGACTATGAAAAAAAGATATGGCAGCTTTGCGTATCGCTTGAAGTCGGAAAGGTATTTGATATTGAGGTTTACGTTGCGCCACAAAGACGTGAGAAGTTTATTGAGATAGTAAAAAAATACATTGACCACGAAAACAGCGATGGAACTTACATCGAATTCAACAACGAATACACGAAAATTAAAAAATATTTAAAATAATGATGAAAAAGTTTGCAAATCAAAATAAAGGTTATATCTTTGGGTATAATTAAAAACAAACGATATGAAAACAGAAGATAAAAAATATTTCAAAGCAGTTTTAAGTGCATACGAATCACTTGAGAAAAAACAAGAAAACGGAACTATCACAATGGATGAAGAAGCGTCAATGAATAGCTTGTTTCAAAGATTGGAAATGTATTTATATGAAAACTAAAAAAGGCTGGGGAGGCGCTCGACAAGGTTCGGGTAACAAGCCTAAGTATAATGAGAAAACAACTACCATCGCTTTTCGTGTACCGATTAGCAAGGTTAATGAGGTTAAAGAAATAATCAAACAAAAACAAAAACAATGGAAAATAAAAAACTAATTTACGTTTATACATCAACTGGTCAGCTGGTGAATAATACGCCCTTTATTGGTATTGAGAAAGCACTCGAATTTTTGGCGAAAAAAGCCGAGATTGAATTTGATGTAACCAAAGATGACAAAACTTGTTGGCGTAATGGAATAATGGAACGATGCAGAACGAACGGTGAGAAATACGCTGGTTATTATTGGCGAAGCAGACCAACAACGGTTTTCAAAACAGCGCAGAAATTTAAAACGGTTAAACATTATTAGTATGAAAGCACCGGAAAGAACAACATACATCTACCGAATAGTAGAAAAGCAAAGGCAATTAGAGAGAGTATGCCCGACAATTAACGCAGCAGCTAGATTTGTAGCTGGTGAATTAGAATTAAACCTAGCAAGTTTTAGAATTGAGCCGCATATTGATACAGAGATACCAGTAGGCAATAGGTACGTTATAACATCATACCTCAAATGGAAAAGTCGAGATAAGCAGATAAACGAAGCTATGATTGAAGCAGCAAACAAACCTCAACACTTGCGATTTAGCGGATTTAATTTTAAGTTTGATGAATGAGATTAAAAGCTAGAACGGACTACAATCAAAAGTTAATTGTTGAGCAACTAAGAAAGCTAGGTGTTAGCGTTGCAATTACTTCAATGATGGGGAAAGGATTTCCCGATTTAGTTCTTGGCTATCAAAATAGAAATTTTTTAGTAGAATTAAAAGATGGTGCTAAACCTAAAAGCCAAAAAGGATTGACAATGGACGAAGCTAAGTTTTTTACTACTTGGAAAGGTAGTGTTTGCAAATGCGAAAATATAGATGAAATATTAAAATATATTGAATATGTCGGTTAAGAATATTAATGGGTTGAAGTTCAATAGACTTCTTATTATATCTGAAATAAATAAAAGCGAAAATACAACTAGAAGATTTTGTCTTTGTATTTGTGATTGTGGGAAAGAAAAAATTGCAGACTATTATAAGATTAAAAATGGAGACACGAAGAGTTGTGGATGTTTAGCACAAGAAAAATTAATACGAAGAAACACTAAGCACGGAATGTTTAAATCAAGGCTATACGATACTTGGGTAGGAATGAAGAAAAGATGTTATTATACAAAACATAAATACTTTCATAGATACGGAGGAAGAGGCATAAAAGTATGTGATAGATGGGTTAATAGTTTTGAAAATTTTGTTATTGATATGGGTGTACACCCTGAAAACAATTATACCTTAGATAGAATTGATAACAACGGAAATTATGAGCCACTTAATTGCAAGTGGTCAACAAAAAAAGAACAAGCAAATAATAGAAAAGATAGATTTGCAAAGTAATAGGAATAATACTTTTTTGATATGGGTGATTACGATTTGATGCCTTTTGGCAAATACGAAGGATGCGAACTAGGCGACGTGCCAGCCGAGTATCTTTTAGAAATATTAAGAAGCGGTGAGGCTCAAGGAGAGTTGAAAGAATACATCCAAGATGTTAAAGAGATTTTAGAAGTAGAGGTACAAGCTAAGTTAAATTGAATTAACAAACAAACAAACAAATAAAAATATATGGAACTGTATTTTGTAAGAAGCGAAACAATAATAGATAATGATGTTTGTTTTGGCATCAAGTATAAATCTATGCAAGAAGCAATGATAGAACTAAAAGAAGCAGGTGGAGAAGCTACCATTATAATAAAAAAAATGGGTACAAGCACATCATATACTCTAGTGTGTTTGTATTATGGGGAAGATACAAATGTTGGAGATGTAGATATTGATATGTGTTTTGGAGATGAATTGAAGTATGAGTATTATGATGCTTTTACTAGTGCAAGAAAAAATTACAATCATTACGGAAAAGGAATAAATTGAAAGCGATAGTAAATAGCAAAGTAGTTAACGGTAAATGCGCCACGAATAAAGGCAGCATATCAAAAGCCTTTGAACAATTCGAAGGAAAAGAGATTACAATAACCATAGAGCGAAAAAGAAGAAAGCGCAGTAATGAACAAAATGCTTATTTGTGGGGGTGTGTTTATCCTTTAATCAAACAAGGATTCTTTGAAACGTGCGGAGAGGTATTTACTATTGATGAGGTTCACGAGATAATGAAATTAAAGTTTAATTTTATCGAATTGACAAATGAAAGTACAGGAGAAGTTATTACAGCGCCTAAAAGCACAACGAAAAACACTAAGTTTGAGCAGGAACAATACCATGAGCAATGTCGACAATTTGCGCTTGAGTGGTTTAATATTACGATACCGCTTCCAAACGAACAAATAGAGATTAAACTTTAATGATTAAAATTGTAACTATATTGCACGGACACGTAAACGAGATACTCGGCATCAACAAAGAGTTAATGCGTGAGCGAACCAAAGCGTGTTTAAAGTGCGATTACAGTTTAAAGAAAGGTGTTTATACTGGAGTGTGTCAAAAGGACAAAGGAGGCTGCGGATGTAGAGTAAAGGCTAAAGCTAGTTTAACAGAGCAGGTTTGTCCAAAAGGAGTATGGGAAGGCAACACGATTAATTACGATAAGTTAACTGAATACGATGAAAAAGATTTAATTCACAATAAACCATGAGCAAATTAATTAATTTACCTTTAACAGATGTTGAAATAGGATTCATATACTCTATTTTATCTATGAATGCAAAAAACATGGAAAAAACAAACAAGCCTAACATAAATGATAGATTAATAGAAAGAATAAAACAAATAACCGAAGACGAACTATGAGCAAAGAAGAACAATACTACGCCAGAATCATTAAAGAGGCGTTGAAAGAAGTTAAAAAGAAACGAACCAAAAAAAGTAAACAATTAAAAAGCAAATAAAATGGAAAACGAAGAATTAAAAAGAGTGTCAAAGTTTATTGACTATGTAGTGTTAATCAATGTAGCTTTGTTTGGATTACTTATATTGATGCTATTTAGCTGCAAGAAAGAAACACCAAAGCCAGCACCAGCAGCTTATGTAAATAACGCTCCAAGCGAATTAAAAGGAGAATGGGTTAGAGATTCACTAGGCAATGCTTCGGTTATGTTTGCCAACCCTAATAGCGAAGTAGTAAAACTTAACTTTAGCAATGATACACTTTACAAGTCAGTAACATATACATTGAACAATCAAACAGTGAACTTCGTTGATAAATATAGTTATATCGGTTCTTCTCTATTATGGTTAACCTACAACTACCATATAGACTTGTATAATAACAAAATTCGTTTTACCTTAGTGCAAAACGGACAAACAACTATCGAGGTATTTAAACGATAATGAACGAACTAACAATAATAAAATGCGTAGTATGCGAGGCTGTTATAGACCATGCAGAAACATTTTGTTATAAGTGTGGAGTAGCATTAAAGAACCCATTATGAGTAATGGCAAAAATAATAAGCAAGAAGATTTTCAAGCAAAATTCAATCAAGTTTGCAAGATAATATCAGAGGAAGGTCTTTCGTTAAGAAAGGCTGTGAAAGGTATTATGAGTAGAGATAAGTTTGACTCTATGTGTGCTGATAGCGAAGAAAACGCAAGCCAATACGCGCGCGCGAGAGAAGATAGAGCCGATAAAATGTTTGAGGAGATTTTAGAAATAGCTGATTCTAGCGAAGACGACATTGAAAAAGTTGGAGGAGAAGATGAAGCTGTATTTATGAAAAAAAATAGGGAGCTCATAGAGAGGACAAAAATAAGGATAGATGCTAGGAAATGGATGTTAGGTAAAATGATGCCAAAAAAATACAGTGATAAACTAGATATTACAACTAATGGAGAGAGCGTAAAAAATCCAATTAGCTTAAAAGATTTATCTGATGAACAACTTGACCGACTTACGAAATGAGATTATTAAAGAAGCACACAGGGAAAAGGCTAGGCGTTCATTTTGGCACTATTGCAAACTAACACATCCCGACTTTTTCAAAGATGAGCGCCAGCATCTAGTAACACTATCAAACACACTTCAATCATTATACGAGGGTAAGTTAATCAACGAAAAGACTGGAAAGCCTTACCGTAAGTTAATGATAAATATGCCACCTCGACATGGAAAGTCATTTAGTTTAACTAAGTTCTGTGAATGGGCGCTAGGTAAGAATAATGCGAATAGGGTTATAACTATTTCATATAATGAAACTCTATCTGGGCGATTCTCCAAAGCTGTACGAAATAACATCGAGCAGACCAACATAGACGAAAGTAAAACCACCTTTCAAGATGTATTTAAAACAAAGATAAAGCATGGCGACGCATCGGCTCAGCTTTGGAGTTTAGAGGGGCAATTCTTTAATTACTTAGGTTCATCGTTTACTGGTACTGTTACGGGGGTAGGATGTAACATAGGAATTATTGATGACCCTATAAAGAACGCAGAAGAGGCGTTTAATGATAGGGTATTACAATCGCACTATGACTTTTATGTTAATACATTCTTACAACGACTTGAAAGCGGTTCTATTCAGATTATCAACATGACTAGGTGGGCGACTAAAGATTTATGCGGTGTGTTGTTAGATCAAGAGCCTGAGGATTGGTATGTGTTGAAAATGGAGGTATGCGATGAAGCTGGTAATATGTTATGCAGCGACTTGTTAAGCCTTGAAGATTACAACGACAAGAAGAAGAAAATGGCAACCGAGATACTAAGAGCTAACTACCACCAGCAGCCTATGGATGTTCAAGGCAGGCTCTATAAGTCATTCAAAGTTTATAACGACCTACCCAAAGACGAGCAAGGAAAAACACTGCTACTTCCTATTCACGCATACATAGATACTGCCGATAGTGGTGATGATTACCTATGCTGTGTTGTATTCGCTATTCACAACTCATGTATGTACGTGCTTGATGTGTATTACAGCAAAGAAGGCATGGAGGTAACAGAACCAGCGATAGCCGATGTACTTATAAGAAACGGTGTGCAGTACTGCAAGATTGAAAGTAATAACGGAGGGAAAGGGTTCACTAGAGCGGTTCAATCGATACTAGACCGTAAAGGACATCCGAACATCATATTAGATTGGTATCATCAAACAGCTAACAAAGAAGCACGTATATTAACAAATAAACATTGGATAGAGCAAAACTGTTACTTCCCTTATAATTGGGAGCATAACTACTCTGAGTTTTACACAGCCTTAAAGACTTACACAGCACAAGGCAAGAACAAGCACGATGACGCACCCGATGCGTTAACAGGTGCAGCCGAGATGGTTAATGTAAGTAAAATAGAATTCTACTAGCCAAATTAAATTTGGTTTTTTTTAGAAAAATATACTTTATATTTTGAAAATAAGTATATTTGAAAAAGATATATCTAAAAGATGCAAGGAAAATTCAATATTTTTCAAAAGGCTTTATCCTTATTTGGGCGTACATCACCTCAGTTTTTCACCGATTCTTCATTGATTGGATTGGGCGGAGCTGTTCAATTAGCTGGCAACGATTCAAAGTTATTAGAAGAAACTTATGCTACGTCTAATGATGTGTATAGTGTTATCAATAAGATACTTGTTTCAATGCGTATGGCTGAATGGGAAGTGTACGCAATAAATAAGAAAGGGGAAAAAGAAGAGGTTAAAGATTCATCACTTAATGAGTTAATGGCTAAACCTAACAGCCATCAATCATGGTACGAATTAATTGAACACCTTGCAGCATATAAGCTATTGACTGGTAATGGGTACTTACAAGGCACTCAGGCTATCGGATTTGGTGAAGCGTTTAGAGAGTTGAATGTACTACCTGCCGACAAAGTAGAGATTATTAGAGGAACACTAGAGCCTATTAGAGGCTACATAGTTAAAGATGAAATACTAAGCAGCTATGATGCAAGCGAAGTAAAGCACATAAAGAACTTCAACCCTATCGGTAATTCATACGATAGAATGTATGGTTTGAGTCCAATTAGAACCGCTTACAACGCTGTAATTACTAGCAAAAATCAATGGGAGGCAAACGCATCTATCTTAAAGAATAGAGGTGCAATGGGTATTATTACAAGTAAAAGCAATGTAAGAATAGACCAAAGCACCAAAGATGAAATGGATGCTAAGTTTAGAGAGAAGTACGCAGGAGCAAAGAAATTTGGTACACCTATATTAAGCAATGGTGATTTATCATTTGTACCTATTGGTATGTCGCCAGCAGACCTAAAGCTAGTTGAACTAGGTATTATTCCATTAAGAGCGATATGTAATGTTTACGGGGTAGATAGTTCATTATTAAATGACCCCGACAATAAAACATATAGCAACCGTAAAGAAGCAGAGAAGGCAATGTGGGATAATGCCATTATTCCAATGCTAAAAGATATTGAAAGCGCTTTAAATACATGGTTAGTACCTTCTTATAATAAGCAAGATGGCAAAACATATAAGATTGAATTCTGTTTAGACGATGTTAAGGCTTTGCAAGTTGACCTAACAGAGATGGCAAGCAGAGTTAAAATGATGATTGAAGCAGGTGTTTACTCTCCTAATGAAGGGCGTGAGATTATGGGGTATGATAAATTGCCTATTCCAGAAATGGATATACCTAAACAAAGCCAACCTGAACAAAATAATATTTCGCAATAACAACTAATTGAAAAATTTTATACTTTTGAAATATGAGCGTAGAGGTAAGATTAAATAAAAAGTATGCGGTTAAGACTTTAGACTTAGCTGTTAGCGACATTGACGAAGGTAGCCGTATGGTTAAATTCTACGCTTCTGCATTTGATATTAAGGATAGTGATGGAGATATAATTAAAAAAGGTGCTTTTAAAAAGTCTATTCAAGAGCGTGGCGCTGACTCAACAGGTCGCAAAATAGCGCACTTACGTAACCACGACTGGGAACATCAAATAGGAAATATCCAAGAGATTAGCGAAGATTCTAAAGGATTATTCGTGGTTTCTAAGATGGGAACATCAACTAAAGGCGAAGATGCTTTAAGAGATTACCAAGATGAGATACTTAGAGAGCATTCAATAGGCTTTAACTACGTAAAGGACAAGATTAAGAAGATAGATGAAACTACCTTTGAAATATTCGAGGTTAAGTTATGGGAAGTGTCGGGCGTTACATTTGGCGCTAATGAGTTCACGCCAGTTATTGACGTAGCGAAAGGATTAGAAGGATTTGATAATGTAGCTGAAAAGCTTAATAATATGTGTCTATCGTTTGAAAAAGCGTTAAGACATGGCAAAGGTACTGATGAAAGGCTTGAAGGATTAGAGTTCCGTTTCAAGCAAATACAACAGTTAATAGATTCACTCAAAGAAGTAAAGCCGTCTGTGAAAGACACTTTGCGAACAGAAGAGCCGAACGAAAATCTGCACGCAAAGGAACTCGCACAAAAAATGTTTTACTTAAATCTATTAAAAAAATGAAATTTGAAGATTTCTTAAAAGGAAAAAGTCTAACTGTTGAGGCTCTTAAATCTATGGAAGCTGAACAATTAGCAGGATTGTACAATGAGTACAACGAAAAAGCAAGAAAAGAGATTGAAGATGCTACTAAAGCTAACTCTGAAAATGTAGAGGCTTTAAAAGCTGCTTTCGCTGAAATGAAAGACAATCAACTTAAACAACTTAACGCAGCATTAGAAGCGCAAGGTGTTATGTTGAAGAAACTATCTAAACAAGAGCCTGTTAGTGAGAAATCATTGAGAGATGTTGTAGTAGAGAAAGCAAACGAGATTAAAGCCATCAAAGAAGGTGGTGCAAACGTAAAGTTTGAAATCAAAACTGCTGGCGACATGAGTTTCTCAAACAACGTAACAGGCGAAGTGCCACAAGCTACTCGTGTAGCGGGTGTAAACTTCTACCCTTCACGTATGCCAAGATTATTGGACATCGTTTCAAGAGGTTCTGTATCTACTAAATTAGTAGAATGGGTTTACCAAGCTAACAAAGATGGTACTGCTGGTGCAACTGCCGAAGGTGCTGCTAAAAACCAAATTGATTTTGATTTATTGGTAGGTTCACAAAAAGTAGAGAAAGTTACAGCTTACATCACTATCACCGATGAGATGTTGGAAGATGCTGAACAAATGGCAAGCATCATTGACGGTGAGTTGAGAAAAGAGTTGTTAAAAGCTGTTGAACTTGGTTGCTACTCTGGTTCTGGTGTATCACCTATCTTGAATGGTATCAAAACTGTTGCTACTGCTTTCGCTGCTGGTTCATTTGCTGCTGCAATTGACAATGCAAACGAAGTAGATGTATTAGCTGTTGCGATTAACCAAATCAAAATCGCTAACCAAGATGCACCAAACTATATCATGATGCACCCAACTGATGTAACTAAATTGAAAGTTGCTAAGGTAAGTTCAACCGATAAGCGTTACATTGACAGATTAATGTTGGTTAACGGTGCAATGAGCGTAGATGGTACACCAATCATCGAAACTACTTTAGTAACTGCTGGTACTTACTTAGTGGGTGATTTCACTAAGGCTTATGTATGGGATAGAAAAGCTGTAACTGTTGAAATCGGATTGAACTCTGATAACTTCGTTAAAAACTTCAAAACCATCAGAGCAGAGTGGAGAGGTGTTTGCTTCGTTAAGAATAACGACAGAACAGCTTTCGTAACTGGTACTTTCGCTACCGACATGGCAGCGCTTGAAACTGCATAAATAATCTAGGGGAGGGCTTCTGCTCTCCTCTTATTAAATAAATACTTATGAAAGTTAAAGTAGTAGTTAAAAAAGGCTTTGGTGATTCATTCCCAAGCGGAAAAATACAAGATCGCTCAGAGTTAAATTTGCCGTTAAGAACAGCAAAGGAACTTGTTAAAATGGGTTTAGTCGAATATAAAGATGCTAAGGATGTGGAGAAAAAAGAAGCAGAAGTAAAAAAAGAGAAATCAAAATCTAAAAAAAAATAAGATGAAAAATTTATTATTCTTAGTTTGTTTAG